ACAGTTAGTGGTACATCTACCTATTGGACCTCAACGGGTGTTGTTTATACCCCAGTTTTAAACTTAGGATTAGATTTTAGTGGTGATACAAGAATAATAACAGCTGAAAGTTCAATAATTCAGGATGATATATTATATGGTGGTTTTTATTAAAAAAAAGTAAATATTTATTATAGATAATCAATAAAAAAAAGAAAAAATGGCAAAAAGACGAACGATACACATATTAAAGAATAACCAAGTAGATAATGGGGCATTACCGACAGGCGGTGTACAAATGGGTGAACCATTGGTTAACCTTTATAATGGTATTCTATTCTTTTCAGGAGTAACTGGTGGTAACTATGTACAAAGTAATAGTAATCCTGGTTATTTTGAAATTGGTTCTAATCTATATAATTTAGAATTAAGAAACCAAATAACAAGATATCAAAATACATCTGGTGTTGGATTAGAGGGTAAATTTCTTTCTGGTACAACAACAGGTTTTGTTCTTGCTGATATTTCCACAATTCAGGGTGTTGTTACTGATAGTTACACAACTGGGGCTACTTGGTCACCAAACGTCTTAACGTTAACTTTAAATAACGGAAAACCAGATGTAACAGCCACAATTAATTCATTCACAGGGTTAAACTTATTTGGGACAACAAACGCCACAAATTTAGTGGTTACAGGTACATCTTATTACAATCAAACTGTGGTTGTTTCAAACCCGTATGAGGTTGCTAACGTTGGGTTTGTTACAGCATACACACAATCCACAGAAGTTTATGTAACAGGTGGTACAATAACTACCACACCATCAACAAATAGTAATAGTGGTGTTATTGGTTTAAAATATAATCAAACAATACCTAACGGTACATATACATTACCGTATTCAGATAGTTTTACAACTGGTGCGACATTGAGTGGTACCCTTATTTCGTTTACAAAAAATGACGGCACAACGTATTCAGTTGATTTAAATTCATTAAATCCTACTGGTTTTACTGACACATATGTAACTGGGTTCACATATAACAATAACAACACATTAACGATTAATAGAAACCAAGGTAAACCAGATTTAACTTTAACTATAAATCAAATGTCTGGTTTAACCATTACTGGTAACCTTACTGTAAGTGCTAAAACCACTACAACGGATTTATTAGTAAACGGATTTGTTTTGAGTAACCTAATTCCAAATACTGGTTGTACTTATGATTTAGGTTCTACCACTAATAGATGGGATGAACTTTGGGTTAGAAGAGTTAGAATTGGTACATGTACCACAGATTTAGACGATGATGGTTCACAATTTATTATTTCAGTGGGTGGTACATCTTCAGGAGCTACATTTAATCTTAATGGTGGTGATTTAAACGTTGCGGGTGATTTATTACCTACATCCGATTTAACTTACGATTTGGGTTCATCTTCACTTAGGTGGAAAAATCTTTACGCTAATAATATAGCGTCTTCGGCACTAACAGTAACAAACTTAACACCAGGTCAAGTAGTTTATGTTGGTTCTTCTAATGAACTTAAAACTGATACTACAGGTCAATTTGCTTATAATGATTTAACAAATACTTTAACACTTGGTACGCCGACTTCTGGTGGTACCTTAATTGTTAATAACAGTATTTCGAATGGAGCATCTACATTCGGACAAGGTGGTTTAATAATAGGTTCTGGTGGTTCACATAGTGTGATAGGTTTTGGTGATTTAACTGTTCACGGTAATTTATTTGTTTTTGGTACTGGTACCACAATTGCAACAAATGAATTATATATAGAAGACCCACAAATTACCTTAAATTATAATCCTTCAGGCAGTACAGCGATAACTTCAATCGCTTCTGGACTTAGAATTCAAGACGGTAACGGTGTTGCTGGTGGTGACGTTTATTTAACAGTAGCACAAATGAACACCTTTACTGGTGGTGCTGTTACAGAATATACTGGGCCTACTGGTTATTCAAATAGAGCTTTCTTAACACAGTTAAATGATATTGTAATTAGAAACACAAATATTAATAATGGAGCCCCAGATGGTGTCAGAGTTCTGGCAGAATTTGATATTTTAGATGGTGGTGTTTACTAAAATAAAAAAACCCTTAGAATTTCTAAGGGTTTTTTTATTACCTATTACCACCGAACGGTAATTTATACCAAACTCTTTCATGAATATAATATAGAATCATTTTTGTTAATATTTCTATACCACCAATTGAGAGGCCTAATTTATAATCTCCAGAAATTAAAGTCCCAACAATTATCGTATCTATAGTCCCAATTAATCTCCATGAAATTGTTTTTAAAAGATGTCTCATTCTTGAAAGATTTTTATCACTCTTCAATATAAGGTTATTTCCTTCCCATATAATTTCTTTTGGGTGGCATATAATATAATCCTCATCCGTATAACTGGGTGTTTTAATCTCAACACTTTTAGCCAATCTTATTGTAAATACAGATCCTGGCGTGTCGCCATAAATTATGGCTCGCCACCCATCATTATTATTATGTTCTAGTTTTACTGTTTTCATAACCATAATTATCATAATATCTAAATAAAAATACAGCCTATTTAAAAAGTTGTGACTATTTATAAATGAGTTATATAACTCATTACATTATTTATCCTATATAGGAATTCTAGGTCATTTTTATGCCAACAAGACAAAACATTTTTAAACTCAAGAGATCTAACATCTCTGGAAAAATTCCCACCATTTCTGGATTAACAGTTGGTGAGTTGGCTATTAATACTCAAGATGGATTCCTTTATACCTCAATCGCCGACTCTGGCGGAACAACAACAGTCAGTATTCGTCAAATCGGTTGGGATAGGCTCTCTACAATTTCTGGGGGTACTGTTAATGGACCTGTAATTTTTAATTCAGGAGTAACAGCAACAACATTTCAAACAACTTCAATAAAAATAGATGGTCCAACGACGGCTGGTTATGTATTAACCACTGATGTTAATGGTAATGGAACTTGGCAGGCATCTACAGGTAGCTCTGGTAGTACGACAGATAATTTTGTAACTGGTGGTACGTTTAATTCACTAACAAGAGAGTTAACTTTAAATAGAACAAACGGTTCTGTTATTGTAACAGGAATAACTGACACATATGTAACTGGGTTGACAGTTAGTAACAGTGTGTTAATACTATCACAAAATAACGGTCAATCTGGTTTAACAGCAACTATCGGTTTAAAAACAAAAGTTGGTTCATTATCTGGTGGAACCTTCGCCGGTAACCCTAAAACAGCCACTGTGACTTTTACTTCTAATTTTTCTGACAGTAATTACGCAATATTTTTAACTGGTGGGCAGAACAGAACGTATACATATGAAAATCAATCGGTAAGTGGATTCACTATAAACGCTAATGCTAACCCAGCCTTTACACCAAATGTTTATTGGCAGGCAATAAGTTACGGTGAAACACTATAATTATAATATTTATTAGATATGGGAATATATAATACAGAGGGTATAATAGTTGATGGTGGTATCACTGGTGGTACATCTAATTTTGCCTTTTATAAGGGTGATGGATCCCAATTAATTAACGTTCCAGATATATACGTAACAGGTTTTACATATAATAACGCTAATTTATTAACACTATCTTCTAATCTAGGTCAAATAAGTTTAAATGCAACTATAAATTCATTTACTGGTTTAACAGTTAATGGTAATTTAACGGTTACTGGTACTATATCTGGAGTTACAGATACATTTATTACTGGAGGAACTTTAAATTCAATAACAAGAAATTTAACTTTAAATAGACAAAATGGTTCTGTTATTGTAACAGGATTTACCGATACTTTTGTAACAGGTGGTACATATTCTAACGGAATTATCACATTAAGAAAACAAACTGGTACTCCTGTAACTATAACAGGTTTACTATCTGCCGATACATTTGTTACAGGTTTTACTTACACACCTAATCGATTAACAATTGCCCAACCAAGTAGGCCAAATTTATCTGTAGGTATAAATAACTTTACTGGATTAACTGTTAACGGATCATTCTCAGCTACAACTTATTTAGGTTTACCAGCTGATATATTTGTTACGGGTATGACATTTGTTAGTAGTATTCTAACTTTATCAAGAAACCAAGGTTTACCAGAGTTAACCACTATTATAGATACTTCTGCTATGTCAGCATCTACAGATGTTTTTGTTACAGGATTTACCTATAATAACGCCAATTTATTAACAATAGGTAGAAATCAATCTAGACCAGATTTAACCGTTACAATAAACTCCATGACTGGATTAACCATTAATGGAAATCTAACTGTAACTGGCACCACAAACTTACAACAAATAAACGCTACTGTATTTTCTGGTGGAACATTTTACGGTAGTGCGGCTGGTTTGACCAACATTGCGGGTTCATCAATTGAAGTCTCATTTACTTCAACAACAACAACAAGTTCAGCAACACCAGTGTTCTTAAATGGTATGTCTGCGACAACAACGAGTGGAACATATTTAGCTTTGTTTGATGGTGTTTTAAATAGCTCTAATGGGTCTGCAGTTATTACTGTTCAATTCTACATTAATGGAGTTGGGCTAATGAGTTCATTAAGACCCTTACAATTTAATAATGCAACTGAGGTAGCAATTATGGCCAAAATTACAACGACACCAGGCTCTGTTGTAGAAGTTAGGTGGTCAACAACTGGCCCAGGAACAGCAACAACAACAAATCGTTCATTAATATTATTATAAAATATGCAAACATATAACTATAACATACCACAATTTAATGCAGACCAACTATTAAGTGAGGTTTATACTCAGTTAAATAAAAAACTTGTTGCTTCTTATGTAGGAGAGGTATTAGATGGTTATTTTACTAGTGACGGAACAAACATTTTATTTTGTTTTTTTGTTGATTTAACACAACAAGAAATAGATATACTGGATGCCCTCATTACAAATTATATTTATAACCCAGATTATAATTATTCTAGATTTTTTAAAATAAACAACTCTACTGATAACCCATCATTAATAGATTATGATATAATGGGTTTTAATAAGAAAAGGGTTTTTATTTCTGGTGAATTAAGAGAGGTTAGTTATTATAATAACTATGACTATTCAGCTAATACTTACTCAGATTTAGTTGTGTTAGAAAATAGAACATATGTAAGAAATGAAATTGGAATTGCTACTCGTAGGGATTTAACTAGTACTTGGTATTTGAATGATGGTTCTACTGGTTTAACAACTAGTTATTCTAAATATTACACACCAGAAGAAGGCATTCAAGAAGGTATGGATAGAAGAAATAATATGGTTGCTTTCGCTAAAACTACACTATTGAGTGACTTGAAAGTTATCTATGGTGAACCAGCCAACCAAAACTACGCATTTGATTTGTTAACCTCTGTTAAAATTCAAATGGATTACTTTACACAAGGGTATACACAACCATTGAGGGATGCAGTTAGTGCTTCAACAAAACCATATATGGATGTGGCAACAAAATTAGATGTAATTAGACAACTAACATTTTAAAACATGAAAGAATTATATAGAGGAATAGTAACAGCCTTATCGTCTTTATTAGTTTTTACTCCAGTAATAATTATTGGAATCCTGTTTAATATTATTTACCCTACATATATGGGGATTAAAGAGAAAAGCTGGAAATTACCGTTTAAAATTTATTGGCGTTTAATAGATGGTACATGTGCCACTATAGGTAATATGTTATATGAGGGTTTCTCTATTAGATGGGATGAAATGGGTAATGTTTGGGGTGAATGGTTAGAAGATTCTATAACTACTGAGGAAAAAACCACTTTTGGTGATAAAAGTCTTACTATATCAGCATCTGTTGGGTACTTAGAATACGAGAAACTTCCAATGTTTCCAAGAGGTAAAACTTTAAGTAAAGTACTTAATTGGGCTTTTAAACAAAGGAGACACGCTATTGGGTCATGGGAAAAGAAATTAGCCTACGATAAGATTGATACACAAAATTTGAAAGGTAGTTCTAGTAACTCTACACTAGATAAATAAAAAATTAACCTTCTTCATCACCATATAAATCCTTCTTTGGTGTACACTTCTCACGAATTAATTTCTCAACAAACGAAAACATTTTAAGTCCGTTTTTTTCACAATACATTTTAAGTATCTCGTGAGTCTTAGTTGTGATTTTTATGTTTTTATCCCTTTTCATGGTATATTATTATATAAGTATGATATAAGTAATACAAAAGTCATACTTATTAAAATTTATATTTTTAGATGAGACCACTTTTGAAAAAAGGGTAATATTTATTATAAAAAGATAAAATAACTCTTTAAAAAAATAAAACGATAATGGCTTCACAAAAAGTATTCGTATCACCAGGTGTCTTTACTTCAGAGAAAGATTTAACCTTCGTAGCACAACAAGTTGGTGTGACTACATTAGGTCTCGCAGGGGAAACAGTAAAAGGTCCGGCTTTCGAACCAATCTTCATTACAAATTATAATGAATTTTTAACAATTTTCGGTGGTTTAGACCCAGAAAAATTCGGTAACAATAACCCAAAATATGAACTTCCTTATATAGCAAAAAGTTATTTAAGTGAGTCAAACCAATTATTCGTAACAAGAGTACTTGGTTTAACTGGTTATGACGCTGGAGACGCTTGGTTAGTAGTTGCTAACGCAAACTATGACCCAACAACAATTGTTACTGGTGTAACTTCTGTATTTACGGCAGACTATACTGGTAGTACTTACGCAAATTTCACTAATATAGACGCAGAATATTTATACACTTTAGGTTTATTCCCTAATGGACCAACAACAACACCACCAGTATATGTTCCTGGAACAACATTGGTGTATCCTGAAGGAATTGTATTTAATAAAATTGGTTCTTCATTTACTGGAACTTCAGTATCTATACTTGTTAACACTATTTCAGGTTTATCTGGAACCATCTCTGGTACGGTTACAACTTATACAGCAAACGCATACACACAATATGAAGGAATCGTTATAGCAACTCTAAGATCTAGAGGTGTATATATAAATGATTTATTAAATTGGACGACAGACCAATCTGTTAACGGTCTTATCGCTAATATGGGTGCGGCATTGACGAATCCTTTAGCACCGTTTCAATTATCAGCATCATCTGTTGGGTTGAGTGCAACCACAATGTATGACGTATCACTTAATAGAACACAAAGGAATTATATTCCAGGTGTATTAGGTGTAGATTGTCACGATAGAGGTACAAAGGTATATGTTGAGGACATTTATCCTAATATGTTACAAGATTTAGTTGACGGTAAGTTTATATTAGGTTTAAAACCAGACCTTATCCACGTATCAAATATTGATAACTACAAACAAGCTTATCAAACACCAGAGACACCTTGGGTTGTATCTGAACTTCGAGGTAATCAAGTTGTTAAATTATTTAAATCTGTATCAATATCTGACGGTACAATGGCGAATCAAGAAATTAAAATTTCTATTCAAAACATTAAACCAGATACAAAAGAGTTTGATATCATAGTTAGACAATGGAACGATACTGACGCAAGACCTTCTATTCTTGAAAGTTATCCTAAATGTAATATGGACCCAGCATCGAATAATTTCGTAGCTAGAAGAATCGGTACTGCAGATGGTGAAAACATTTTGAATAGTAGATTTATTATGTTGGTTATGAACCCTAACGCTCCTATTGACGCTTTCCCAGCTGGATTTGAAGGTTATGTGGTAAGTGATTATGTTGGTACTAACGGAACAGCATTACCTCCATTTATTGATTATAAAACAACATACGACCCAACATTCGAAAGAATTTCAAAAGTATACTTAGGTATCACTGAAAACGTTGGTATCGACCAAAATATGTTCAACTGGAATGGTTTAACTCAAGCTGGTGGACACTGGACAGCAACAACTAAAGGTTTCCACATGGATAGTGGAGCAACAATCGCTGGTAACTTTGATTGTGGTGCATATGAATTCAGAGATGTTGATGGACTTCAAGGGACAACTTATGAAAGTATTTCAGCTAGAAAATTCACATTTGTACCTTACGATGGTTTTGACGGATGGGATTGTTTTAGATTATCTAGAACAAACACTGACAGATATAGAGTTGGTAGAGCTGGATTTACAGCTGGTGTACTTAACGGACAATTTCAACAATTAGGGCCACAAGACGGTACTTCTGACTTGTACGCTTATTGGAATGGTATTAAAACCTTCGCAAATCCTGAAGCTGTTAACATTAACGTATTAGCAACACCAGGTATAGATTATTCTGATAACAATTATCTTGTTATCTCAACAATCGACATGGTTGAAGAACAAAGAGCTGACTCAGTTTACATTGTAACTTCTCCAGAGAACGTTACAGTAGAAGATACTGACCCAACAGTAGGGTTCGGATTTAACTCAGTAACAGTTGGTGATTCATCTTCTTTGGTTGATTTATTAAACGCAGCAGATATTGACTCTAACTACACAGCAACATATTGGCCTTGGTTACAAGAAAGAGATAGTGAAAATAGTGTTAACGTTTGGTTACCACCAACATTAGAGGTGTGTAAGAATATAGCATTAACAGATAATGTCGCTTTCCCTTGGTACGCAGTAGCTGGTTACAATAGAGGTTTAACAAACGCTATTCAAGCTAGAATTAAACTTACTGAAGAAGATAGAGATACTTTATATGAAGGACGTATTAATCCAATGGCAACTTTCTCAGATGTAGGTGTTGTAATTTGGGGTAATAAAAACTTACAAGTTAAAGACTCTGTTCTTGATAGACTTAACATCAGAAGATTGTTGTTACAAGCTCGTAAATTAATTACAGCGGTTGGTGTTAGATTGTTATTCGAACAAAATGACCAAATCGTAAGAAATCAATTCTTGAACCTTGTTAACCCAATCTTGGATAACATCAGAAAAGAAAGAGGTTTATCAGACTTTAGAGTACAATTATCTAACGACCCAGAAGAAATCGATAGAAACGAAATGAGAGGTAAGATTTTCTTAAAACCAATACCTACATTAGAATATATCATAATAGAATTCAATGTTACACCAACAGGTGCATCTTTTGATAACATCTAATATATTTATTAAAAAAGAAAAACTATGTCAAAAATTGTTAAAAAGAAAGACCTTGATGTCCTTATAGAAGGAACATTGAAAAAGGCTGGGTTTGTATCTCCTAAAAAAGATAAAATTGTAGTTGAATCTCCTAAAAAAGAAGAAATTATAGTTGAATCTACTGAGAAAAAAGAACTTATTAGTGAAGATTTCAAAAAGGAATTGGCTAATTTCAATAAACTAACGAATTACTCTTATAAAAAATAAAAACAACTATGGAATCAGTTAAAAGATACAAAATAAGCAAAGACCAACTTGAGAGAGTTGTTGAAAACTTTGTTATGGAATCAGCAAATATTGCTAGTAAAAAGGCTCCAGTGAAAAACCTTATCCCTGCTCAAGGTGCTGAGGCGAAAAAACACGTGAAGAATAAAATGTCTGGTAAGATGGTTGAAAAGGGTGAAGGTGTTCCTGCAGCAGGAGCAATGAAGAAAAAACTTCCTCAAGCATCAGATGCTAAGAAATTCGTTTCTAAATCTAAAGCAAGTCACTCAACTAAAGCTAAGGTTGTTAAAGAATCTGATTTGTTCAAAGGTGTATTAACTGAAGATATCATGTCTAATTTAGATACTGTTTGTGAAGGTTTAGGTATTGCTACTGGTACTGTTTCAGTTGGTGGTGATTCTGTTAGTAAGTGTTTTATGGCACTTCTAGCAATCGCAACAGGTGGTGGTATAGGATACGGTATTATTAAGACTTTAGGGAAAGACGCTATAGAAGGTATTAAAAACTTCTTCAAAAAGAAAGGTGGTACAGATAATATGACTGACTTTATGGATTACGGTAGTTTAACAAAAGATGAAATCAAAACAAAACTACAGGCAACTATTAAGGCTAACCCAGAATTACAAAAACAATTAGAAATAGCTAAAAAATACGGTAAGTAATTATCATATAGATAAAAAAAAATCCTCTAATTTAGAGGATTTTTTTATGCTTAAAAGTTTTTCCAGAAATTATCTCGATTTTTAATATACGTGCGATTAATGATATTGTCTACAATATTAACCACACCGATTATCGATACTCCCCAACAGAATAAACCGCCAGTAATTTGGTTTTCGATACAAAATCCACCAAAGGCAATACCAATGATGGTAAAAATTGCTAATAAATGTTCTTTAAATGTCATGATATAATAGTTTTAATTGTTAGTTGATTCGAATACAAATATACAAATAAATATTATATAACCTAGTGAAAACCTTAATTATTATTTTAATCTACTTTTATCGACAACCATCACATATATTGTATCGACAATTTTACCTGCATTTACTGTGGTATTATTATTTAAATGAAGTGGGTTAGTAAAATCTCTATTGAGTGTCTCCATTTTAGTTACAAAATAATTTGTTTCGCCACGGTTACTGAACCAATTCCAACCAGTTACTTGTTTATATGTAAGTTTAACTTTCCAACCATATTCCGCTGCACTATCTAATTGAACAGCTAAACCCTCAGGTTCATTATCCCTATCGATAGAGAAGTCCCAACTATCTGTTGAAGTCATTCCTGTTTGAGTAAGGTTAAGATGTCCCTCCCAAGTCTCCCAAAAGAGTCCTTTTTTAGAAAGTTTATTCACGGTACCAATACGTTCACCGTTTGAGTAGTTATTACTACACGAAGTTAAGAATAATACTCCGATAATTAATGCTAATATTTTTTTCATTTTTATTTTGTTTTAGGTAAGTTTTTTACTCTTGGTTGAAGAACTTCATCGATAATTCCATAAGCTAAAGCTTCATCAGCTGATAACCATAAATCACGTTGTGCATCTTTAATTACTTGTTCGGCTGTTTTACCACAATATCCACCAAGTAAATCAAATAAGATTTGATTTGTTTTTCTCCACTCTATCATGATGATTTCAGCATCTTGGATATTTCCAACAGCTCCACCAGAACTTTGGTGTAACATTGTTACAGAGAATCTTAAAGAAGCTCTCATACCTTTTGTACCGGCTCCTAATAAAACAGAACCCATTGATGCTGCCATACCAGTATTGATTGTTTGGATTGGTGCTTGAATGTATTCCATTACATCAACAATACTTAAACCAGATTTTACAGACCCACCAGGTGAATCAATGTGCATTACAATCTGTTTCTTGTTATTTTGTTGGTCCAAAAACAAAAGTTGTGCCTGAACAACAGTTGACATCGCGTCATTTACACCACCAGCAATCCATAAAGTTCTATCCATCATCATTCTAGAGAAGATATCCATTTGTGTTGCTCTTAATTCTCTCTCTTCAAGAATATAAGGTGTCATACTATTTTCAACTCCAGGAAGAGCTGCCATAAATTTTTGATAAGCGTGTAAGGTACTAGAACCAATACCTTGGTCTTTAATTGCAAATTTTTCGAATTCTGTCTTCATATTTATATATTATTTTGTTCACTAAAGATATTTATAATAAAATTAACAGTCAAT